GTGGATAAATCATCTGCGCCGCCTAATTTCCCATATTATTCTGTCGAGTTTCTCATCTATTTTATTTTGCGCGTCTTTTAGGTCGGTAGAAATTTCCTTGTCACGTATAGCAGCTTTCTCTTCTACGACATCAATCTTTTTATCAACTTTTATGATTCCAGTCTCAAGAATTAGATGTTGCTTTTCCGCTGCTGCTTTGAGTTGTACCTCGTCGCAACGCGGAAACACACCTATCCCGACCATACCCACCACCGCTGTCATCACCAGAGGTAACAACCAGCGGTAATAATCAACTTTTTTCCCGTTGCCGTTTGCCATCGAATTACTGTTCGGTGAATTGTCCAACCTTTTGAACCTTAGAGCGCATGTGCATTGATTGCTCGCCAGTCGGAAGACCGTCTTTATCGATAATCTCCACATATGAAAAACAAACACCTTTGTTAAAATTATTCACAGTACAATTACTACTACCAAAAGCAGCATCAACCTTGGGGCAAAGAATTTCTATAAATTTTGATTCCATGAAATTCTTTTGAGGGATTGATAATTCGTGATCTACAATTATACTATGTGAAACTGGTATAGCAGCCTTGGCGCCCCCAAGCTCAGCTTCGCCTAATCCATAACCTGCTGCTAGTGCAGCTCCAACAATGTAAACTAATTTCTTATCCATTTTCTTAATCTCCTTAAAAAATAATTAAAAAGCAGTACAAGCCGTATTAATCGGATCATACTGTGATCTCCAATCGAACGTTGAACCGTCATCCATGTCTAAGCAAACGCAATAGTAACTAGGTACACCATCATCTGTATCATCAACATAGACAATCGCTCCAACCGTTGTATTGCTACAAGCATAAGGCTCAGTAGGTGCAGCGCCTTCAACACCACTTACTACTATAGTCTTAGTGTAAGTATTATTAACTCTGTTAGATGTCGAGCCTACATCTAATAACAGATCGCTTGCAGGTCTAATGCTGTTATCATCAATATGCAACACGTCAGTATCAGCAGGTGTTGTGCCGTCATCGCTTACACCAATAATCATATATGGCTGTGCGCCATAAGCAGTATAGAAATATGACTGAACTTGATTACCTGCATTATCACCACTTGAATATATTTTCTTACCGTTGACACTTGAGCCTGTTGTATCTGCATACACATTGCCATAAAAATATGTTGATTGTGTTTGATCTACAAGTATTGCTTGCTGCGTTCCACCAGTAGAGTCAGATGTATACAAAGACCAACGCCCGCCAATGTTTCCAGCGGCAATACTTTGTACCTCAAAACGTTGATAACCGATGATGTCAAATGTGCTACCGTCATACGCAGCGGCGCGAAGAGCAAAAACATTGTCATTTGCTAATACTGCTGTGGGGGCCACTTTGGTTCCGCGCGCTTTTTGTGCTAAATAATTTACAGCCCCAGTGCTATCGGCATAACGGTCCATAATAAATACTTCACCAGATACGTTTTCTGCGAAAATTTGTATTGCAGGAGAGTTAGTTCCAGAATTAAGTGTTATCGTTCCAGCATTAATTGTCTCTACGTTTAATACTGCATCACTAACACAATCCATGTCATATAATGACAGAGCCCCACTAACCGCGAAACTCTCACAAATGCCGTTAGCTGCTGTTTGATCTGTTCGTAATGTCCAACCATTAGCTGGTGACGTAATTCTTGAGCGCCCCGCATATTGCAAGATTGACGCTGAACCTAATGTTAATGATCCCATACTTACGTTAGCATTGACACCATCGCCTCTCTCGATGAGAATAGATGTTCCACTTTTTCTAATTCTAACTCCAGACGCGTCTACCGTACCCAAATATAAAGAACCAAAATCGGTATTAGCATCGTTGGTAAGTTGTATATCCCCATCAACAAGACTACGTATTTCACTACGTGTTGAAAAACTAAACCACCCACCAACTTGAGTCGTAAATACTGATGCGAACCACCCAGTGTAATTAGCATCGTCTCCTGTTCTAGCGGCCATAGACGATCCGAATTTTTTAATCATGGGATCTGCTACTGTTTTAGTTCCAAAATATAAATTTTCTCCTAAAATAGTGGAACCATCAAGATATGATGTGCCATCAACTTCTATGTCTTTCACAAATCCAACATCTGTAGCACCTAGTGAGTGTGTGGACACCATTGCTCCACCCATTTCCAAGACGCCGCCCGAATTATACGCAACTTTTTTTATGTCCAAATCTCCATCAGCCTCCACCTTCATAGCAACCTGCCCCGCTGTCGTACCATAATTAAGGCACAGTAAAGTTCCAACTCCGGCACAACCATCTATACCCGCATAATAACCAGATTGCTCCTTATCTACTGTTAAAAGGTTCCCCATTAAATCGAAAGCTGTTCTGGCATTACCGCGACCGGCCAGTCTTACGTCACCAGAGGCCCCCTCGGTAAGCGTAGTACAAGTTGCATCACTTTCGGTGAGATTAAATTCATTGATGTTTTGCCCGATTATTATTTCGACCGTAGAAGCAGAGGCACTAGCAGATATGCTAAGCGCATCAGCAGCAGCCGCGAGAGATATGGCCGTGGTTGCGTTATCAGTTCCAGCCACCCAATCAACACCCTCAGTTAACGTGTTGGTGACACCATTGATGATCACGGCTACATTATCACCCGCGCAATTATTCCAATCATCTATGGTTATAAGATAAGAGCCAAAACCGCCGCGAATATACAGAGGCGCCCCCGATTGATTGCCACCAGTAGCCGCGCTATATGCATCACCACCAGCTACCTGTAATGTATCTGGAGCAACATCGCTTACTGGGGCTGCACACCAGAGGTTGTTTTCGTCCGCAAACAAAACGTCATTTATTGAAATTGAGCTTTTGAAGTCTACAATTGCAGTACCGTCATCAATCGACATAAAAACCAAGTCAGTACCACCACCATCTGAATCAGTGCTGACACATTCCCACTGAGTTGCGCTTGAGTTGTATTGACACCAATAATCAGGAGCCGCATCAGTATTGCCCCATTCAAGAGCAACGTCATCTTGCAGGTGCACGTCGCCAGAGAATGAGCCGCCAGAATAAGGCACGCCGCTTGAACGCGGGTTTATTCTTGATGCGCCTATTTGATTCGCATAGGCATCAAAACAAAACAACATTGATAAAAAAAAGACAATAATACATTTCATAGTAAACCTCATTAAAACGCATGTGTCTTGACTAAGCGTAAATACACGGTAATCTTGTCGCTAGTGTTTGGTGTGCCTTTGGCAACAAAAGACGATAAGCGTATGCGTCTATAATTAATACCTATTGACCAGGTTAATTGATCACTGGCTGCAGCATCGTGATAAATAAGATCCGTAGTCAAAGCAACGCCTGTTCCTGGAATAACCTGCTCAATCGCTATCGTATGCCAATCTGCGGCGTTGGTACAGTCGCTTGTTGAATGACCTTCATTACACCCCTGTAGATAAAACTGATACCCTGTACCTGCTCCCTTGGTGTATTTAATCTCAAAAGTTGCGATATTATATCCCTCTGTTTTAACGCCAAAGGTATCACCGCAAACAACTGCCGAATTTATAGCATCGTTGTTGCAGTTGTCCATTGCTCCGATCTCTTGATAATCAGCCCAAGCGCCTTCATTGTCACCTGTTCGCGCAAATGCTATTACTGGTAATAGCAAAACAAATCCAAATAAAAATCTCAACATAACAAACCTCCTAAATTGCAGGTGCAACACCGGATCGGCCCTCTCTTATTAACCACTGTCGAGATCCGACCGATGGCGCACCCTTGCCATTAATTTTAGTTAATCCTTTTTTGTCTTTTACCGAATGACTGTATCCGTGTACAGCTAAATCAATAGCACTGTCACTATGAATATTATCAGCGGGAAAACTTATCAAATCGCCTAACTCAACCGGCCAAAATGTTGTCACTGAAATTCCCCGCTCCATTGTTGGCTCTTTTAGATCATTCAAACAAGCCGTTGCCATAGTTGTTGCTTCCCCTGCCGTGTCAACCTGTGAGCTTGATGCCTCGGTTATTTCCATTGATCTGTACCCGTACCTAGACTGACTCGCTGAATCCTGGGCAACAGAAGTGCCTCCGCCATAACTAACCTTTATATAATTTCTAACATTAGTTCGAGAAACCCTTATTCCTGAATCTTGCAATATTTCATCTTTTGTAAATGTATGATCCGGAGTAGACTTAGCGCGATCTGGCTCGTACAGGGTTAAAACAAAATCATTAGCGCTGCTGTTCCAAATATAACGTAATTCCCATCCAATTTGCATTGCCAGCGTTTTAATCGCGTTCATAACAGGAACTTTGTTTTGTGTGTATGTCGGTATTGTCCAACCTGGCGAATCGCCCGCCTGAAAAGGCACCGCTGTTGTTCCTGTCTTGCTGTACAAAGTTATCCTTCCGCTAATCAATGGATCAATCTTTACAGTGCTACTTGCGCCGCTACCGCTTCTTATTGTGCGACTAGACGGGTTGGATATCGTCACAGATACGCCAGGGTTAATAGATACAATCTCAAAATAAGGGGCAGCTTGCCAACTTCCCGAATTAAACCCGATATAATCACCGACGCTTACACCGCTTGTGTCCGCGCTTGTGACCGTTGGGGTTCCATTCCAAGTATAGTTTGCTGCCAGTTTTGTTTTTGTCTGACAAATATCATCTATGATATCTTGGATCACTTCTTCAACAGGCTCGCCGCCGCCAGATCCCCAAACCCAGCTAACGTCAATAAACCTGCCCAACAACTCAGAGCTAAGATCTGTACACTCCAGCTTTATCGTTTCCGAGGATACGTTTAACGATTCAATATAGCCGTGAAAAACCAAATGATAATCATCCGATGCTGGCGATATGTTTGAGCCAACAACGGCAATATAGATCTTAATCCGGTGAGGAATGTCGACTATTACGCCATCAAGATTAACAATATTAATTGTAGGATCAGTAATAAATGGCGATAAGCTATATCCGTATATTTTTGAAAACAACTCAACATCTGCGCTGGCGGCGGCTGCATCTACTGAATTGACAATATCAACACCTTTGACCCAATCAAAACCATTCAGATCAGTTAAATCATACCAGGAACCAGAATCCCCCAAGATCTCAACCCTGACATGAGTGCTTTTGTGTTGGTTTGCTAGTGTCAACAACTCGCCTGGATTCGCAGATATCATAAATTAAACCTCAAAAATTGTAAAAGATAAACTTCTCATGTTATTTTCCCAAGTACCGGAGCTGCTAGCCTGCGTACCTAGCTGACTGTCTACTTTTCCAACACACTCAATCAGTAAATCCGGATCGTTAATGATATCGCCCCCAATAAAAAACCTAGGCAAATCTGGCAAAACCTTATTGTTGCCGACTGGTCCCATGGTATCATACCAGCCCGTTATAATATCGGAGCTAGCAGCAAAGGGCACAATGGTGCAATCGCTAATTCTGTCAGTAAAAGGACCACCAAAACCAAAAGTTGATATATACCCAGGGACAGGCTTGGTAATCGTGGCTTGATTACCGACACTTGTCCCATCAATATACAACTCTAAAGCGTATGAGCCGCTAATGACAGAATAAATTTGCCTTACAACAAGAGTAATCATATGCCAATCATTGTCAAATACATTAATTTCAGTTATTATGCTTGGCGAACCCGACGCCCCGAGGAAATACGCCCTTAGGTCGTTACCAGACTGCCTGGACAATGTGCATACACAAGCATTCCCGTTGTAGTCCTTCGCTAAAAAGTCAACGATGGTCCCTGTGGTTTCACCACATATTGCCGTGTCTATACCCCTGACCCATAAATTTATGGTGAAATCTTTTGTCCAGTCAAACAGATTTTTGGTTGTAGATCGTGTGGCGGCTGATAAATAATTTAGATTGTAAGAATAGGCGGACTCGGCACCGTTAATAAACGGGGTCGGCCAATTGCTTTCTGTAATCTGAAAAGCATCCAAGTAATAATTTCGCGTTGTTGTGGCGGTTGTTTTCACATATAAGCGCAAATACTGAGAGTCTGCTGCAAGTGTTATGCTTGCGCTATACCTTGCCCACCCACCACCAAACTCTAAAATAGCGGAGGTTTGCGGACCGTTAACGCCATTAGTTTCATCTCTTATATAAGCATACGTAGTTGCAGTGTTATCTACCCATACATATGCAGAAGCCGTATATGTCTTTCCGCTTGTACCATTTGGTACGGCCCCAAGATCTATAGCGTCTGTTCTCACGCCGTCGCCGTTGCTCGATGTTGTAACCTTTAAACTCTTAGAGCCTTGCCAATATTTATTTGTATCAGAGGCAAGGGTCGCGCCACCAACGGCACTATACCCAGTCGGCGCATTTTCTGCGGATCTTGTATTTGGACTAAATAAATTAGTTTTTGGATTTTGCAACCCTAAAGATCCATTAGTTCTTTCTGTTTCGCTTGATTGCGTGGGTGTCATCTCAACGGCGGTTGCATGATGTAGTTCTTTGTCTGTCCGCACCTGATCACCGTGGTTTGTTGCCGGTATCCATGTACCCGCACTGTTAGAGGTCAGGTTGATTATACCCTTGTCAGTCGCGTAGTACTTGGTTAGCCCGCTGCTTATAAAATTATTAAAACCATACCGATCCCCATCTCCGCTTATGACCCTAGCTAAGTTGTCAGCATCTCTTTGCAACATTGGCTTAGTTGTGCAATTCCAAACCCGCTTAATTGTTCTTATGTCAGATACAGGAACGCCGCTGAACGCTCGATCCCTGTAGCCTATTTCCTCGCGTTGTTCTTCACAACTTTTGACCGGCACCGTATAACCATTAATTTGTAAAAATGCCATATTACACACTAAACGGCAACAAGCTATATATGCTGCCAGATGTTGAAAAGTTTCTGCGCTCGCTTTGCTGTGCTAGTTGCTCAGCCAGCTCAAAAGGGCTGTTTGCCAAAATGTTAGCATTGGCTATATTAATCGCGCCACGGCCAACACCAGCATCTTTAGAGATTTTGTCAAACGCAACCGCGTTTGGGTTAATCGACTGGAACCTTGCAAGGTTAACGTTGAATCCGGATACCATATTTAATAAACTCTCAGTGACTTCATTTGCAGAATCAGCAAGATCATACATTGAACCAACCGCAAGCGTCGCCGCTGTTTGCATTGGTGGATCTTGCATTTCAGGGGTTGCTGTTTGGATATCATCAGCCGCGTTTTTCAGGGCGTCGGATGCGTCCTCGTACTCAGCGGTCAAATCTGATAATTTTATTTTGTTGTCTCTTATCGCGTCTGCAGCATCGCCCAATTTTATCGAGTCCAAAAAGTCAGCGAGTATATCAACGATCCAATTCCACACGCCAGCAATACCTGACGCGATCCAATATATGGCAGATGCAACGCCTTCAAAAATAGGCCCAAGGAAAGCAAGCGAAGCGTTAACAAGATTTGATTGCATACCAACAAGGATCAAGACATTAGCCAACGCTGAGAAACTTTCAATCATTGGCATTAGGTTTTTTAGACCAACATCAAACATCTTAACTAGTAGCTTGGTTGAATAGTTGGCTTGAACCATTGCCTTGCTAAAGGTTTCGGTTTCAGACACAAGCGACATAATCGCGCCAATAATCGCGCCAAATACTCCTCCGGCCTTGAACCCTTGCATTGCGCCCTCTATTGTTTTAGATATTAATGGAGCTGAGTTTTTTATTGAATTGCCGATCAAGCTGCCAATGTTAGTTACCGAGTTTAGCAAAACATCGGCAAAAGACGTTGCAACCTGCTGTTCCATTTCTGCATAGTCGCCAGAATAAGGATCCATTAGTTTGCCACTTGTACCTTGTGCATATGGGTCTATAAGCGGCCCATGTGTTGCTATTGATTGCGTTATAGAGTCTGATATTTCATCGGCAACCATTTCGCCCATGTCACTAAAATCAAAATCATCGACCGTTTCTTTTGATTCAGATATTGATGTTGTAAAAGTACCGGCTGCCTTTTGTGCGTCTTTAATTGCTTTTGTAAAATCGTCTTTTATCGCATCGCTAGCCGGTTCAACACTGTCGCCCTGCAGATCACCAAATGCACCCTTGAGCGGCTCCAGTATCGTATCAACACCGACCTTTAATGCGCCACCCATGGCTTTCATTACATTCCCGAAAGAAAGGCCCTCTTCAACGCTAATCCCAAGCATTTTAGCGCCGGCTCCCTTTTCTTTGATGTCGGCCATTACTGCCTTGACAAGACCGAGCGCACCTATTAACGAACTCACAAGAGCTATTATTGGTAACAGGGTGGTCTTAACAGCCCAGAGCGCTGTAGATACTTTTTTAATCGCCGATGCCATTGAAACAAACCCACCAGCAATCGCCGGCAACATCATTCCCATAGTACCAAGCACTGCAGCGGCACCGGCTCCCACTGTGCCGAATCCAATAGTGTATGCAATTAGTTTTTTATATCTCGGATCCATTTCATTGAGGCCATCTACCATACTTTTTATAACGCCAGCGATAGATGTTAGAGCTGGTGTTAATTCCATCCCTAGCTTTTCGGCAAAATCTCCTGCAGAGTTAGCAACCTGCTTAAACGCGCCGCTTGCGGTTGTTGCCAACATCTCAGCCGCATTGCCTGTATTTTTATCAAGGGCGCCTAATAATATTGATACCTTTTCAGTGGTGTCGCCGAAATTAAACGCCTCCTTCTCCGCTTCGCTCAATGTTATACCATAGCGAGACAATGCGCCCGCGCCTGCAGTCAGTGATTTGCCAACCGTAATAGCTGCCTGATTAAGATCCATCCCATACATTGACGACAAGTTTTGCACCCTTGGCAACAAGGACATTATTTGATCTTCGGTCAACTGGAATGTTGTAAGCATGGCAGCCGCTGAAATGGTATCCTCGTCGCCAAACGTCGTTAGCTTTTGCAACTCTCCGGCATACGCTTTAATTTTCTCCGGATCAATAGCTTGACCAGTACCCCTTATGGCCGCTTCCAATCTTAGCTCTGCGTTTCTCTGTTTATCCGTAGCCATTATCAAGCCGCCAATTGCTGCAGACATACCAGCAAATGCAGCACCGGCTCCGATTGCTAGTGACTTGGACTTGTCAGCAAATGACTCTAACTTGCTTGATGCACCATCGATGCCTTTTGAAAACTTTGCTGTATTGGCGACTAAATCAACAGCAACAGATCCTACATTCATAGTCATTACAATCCAGCCTTTTCTTTAACCTTGTTAAAATGGGCTTTGACTATCTCAGCCGGCGCACCAGTCAGATCCTTACCGCGAGACAATAAGCGCTTAGGCGTGACTTTCTTTTTTGACCAGCAGTTGATCAAATATGCTGTTTGCCAAGCCAGTTTCATCATCTCGTTTTCTTCCTTGTTTCTATACGCCTCAATATAATAATCAATCTCTTTAGCTGTTGAATCGTAAAACTGATCCAACGTCATGCCAGCTTGCAAACAAAGAATAATTAACTTATTCCAGTCTGTTCTTGCTGGCTTGGCTGCACTAAAGGGAGGTTGTTTCCCCTCTTCTTTTTGTTTCCGGCCTTTTCAATAACTTCAAGTATCTTAGCTTTGTAATATTCAATATCACCATGATCAAAGTTATCTACCAGAAACTGGTCATCTTTTTGATTTTTACCTGACGTCAGCAACACACCTAAAAGAAAAATAATATCTTTCAACCTTCCATCGTTTTCAAGTTTTGTTAAGAACTTGGCTAATGGCATATTGTAAGTCTCTTCTAATAGAATATGAGCCGACGCGTCAAACTTGATAATCAAGTTTTCGCCGCCAAAATCAAAATCAACCTCTCCCTTTAGTGGATTAGCTTTTTTTTGTGTCATTACTGTTAGTCCTTTATATGGGGTATATTGTTATTATGTCTGGTTTTGTATTGTCGGTGCGCCTGTTGTTGCAACATCAACGCTACACTCAACCGCGCCATCAGTCGCTCCTGATTCAGACAAGCCTGTTATGATACCTTGGAAGATTGTTTCTTGCAGCCCAGTACCATCACCACGAGGCCTTATTCTCCAGTAAAGAATCGACCCGTTCTCATTGCCTGTTCTTATCTTGTCTTGACCTGCGTCGGCCTCGTCATAGTTCATTGTCAGGCTTATTGATGCGCTTCTGATTCCTGCTAGCAATTCTGTCCAGCCAGCGCTGTCAAAATCAGTAACATCTATGGTGCCGCCATCGTAAGATAGATCATAGTCTTTGATCCCGCCAATGTCGGTATATGTGACGCCATCTGTTGATACGTCAAGTTTACCGCTTCTCGCTGTAATATCTGCCATTGTTTACACTCCTTAGTAGTTTTGAAACTGAACAACCGCAAAGCTCAAACTTGTGTCGTCAGTAAGATCTATATGCATCAAGCCACCAGCCTGATTAAACTTGCTAGGCGGAAATGGGCCAAAGATCGATATATCACTAGCGCCGGTTGTGATCGTCTTATCACCAGTGCGACCGTATTCATCAGCAACGCTAACCAGTGTTGCCGTCAATGCGCCAGCGCTGTCGTTTTTCATTAACACTAGTTCTCTGCCTGTGTTTAGAAACTCATGATCGTTTGTCGCGTCCGCCGCTGTCCAAGCAATATCATCTTTGCCGCCGCCGTGTGCAGCCATTGCTTGCACTGTTATTGCTGTTCTTGCCATTGTTAGCTCCTATTCTCTTATGTGTAGAATTAAGTTTATAGACCATAATGGATGACCGTCGTCATCCTCTCCTAAATAGCTTGGATCTGACTCAACAACCAAGCAATCAATATAACCGCTTAATGGTGCCTTGTGCGCCGCATCGTAACAGCTACGAGCCAACGCCAAACCACCTTGAAAATCTTTTCTATCCCCCCTTATCATAACTTGTGCACCGTGATATTTGATGCTTGTTGACATACCGACAAACTGCTGAGGTGCAAGCCCGCCAGTAGAAATTACAAATACGCACTCATGCGGGATGCTACCCTCACCGCTTGGCCTCATTGGCCCAGGGAACAAATTGGTACCATAGGTCAGCGCTCCGACCTGCGATCCTATATAAGTTGCCAATGTAATCTCTGGCTGTGACATTACTTAAATCTTACCCCGCTTTTTAAGTTTTCTGCAATTCTGCGACGCAACCAAGGGATTAAATCCATAGTTTCAGAATTAAATGGCCGCTCTAGGTATTTCCACCCGCGCCTGCTTATTTCATGCACCTTTGCCGCATATTTTGTATTGTACCCTATTTGCGCCTTGGGTTTTTCGTCTCCAGCTTTTGGTTTTTTAACAAAATGCGATCTTTTAAGCGTACCAGTGACAACTGGAACCATCTTGACTGATAAGTTTTCGATTTTCAGTGCTTTCTCATAAAGCGATGCCGCAACCGCTTGCCGCATTTCAGCATTAACCTTTTTAAGGTTTTGCTGTATTATCTTAATGCCATGTATCTTGAAGTCTATCATGTATAAACCTCGTAAAGATAATCGCCGCCTGGAATGTTTGCTTTTTTTATTTGTTTGACTTCAAGAGCTTCGTTATCATTTGACGTGCTGGCTCCAGGAACCCACAGCCTAGTACCTCTTGGTAATTCAACGGTTGTTGTGAGCACATGTTGTGAATACTTTTCGTTGCCACTAGGATCAACATATGTTTTCGAGGTAAACTCAACCCTTGCCTTTGTTGTCAATGCGCTGCCAAAAGATGGATCTCCATAAGTACCAACGCCTGTTTTCAGCTTGTAAGTTATGGTGTCAGTCAATAGGTGCTGTATATTCATCATGCAAACCCTATTACCATATAGCTATCAAGAACCGTTTTAATGCTCGGCGGTATTGCTTGATCTCCATACACAACAGACCATGACATCAACCGTTCGCTCTTTATGTTTTTATCAGATCCTTTTGATCTATATTGCGCTGTTACCAAATCTATACAAGCCTGTTCTAGGCTCCAAGGTAAGTTTCTTGTCAGTGTTGGATCATCTGTTTCTTGCTTTGGTGTAACATATCCGGCTTTATAATTTACAGAATACAATTTTCTATTTGTGCCCTCTATCGGATCTTGTGTCGGAGTTGTGTCCCTGTAGGCTGTATTATTCCACCGTCCAGGCGCAAATATTATACCGGCATCGGCATCATGTATTTCATAGTTGCCCGAATCGACTGTTGATCCGTCATAGGTAATTGCTATTATTGTATCAAGCGGCTTTCTGCTAACCACCAAATGGTAATCGCCAAATCCTTTTAATGCTTCAGTAATATCGTCATCCCAATAGAAAACCCTGCCACAATAAGCCTCAACAAAATCTGAGGCCGCGTTGATTGCTCTATTGAGGTAATCATCATCTGATGATCCTGTAATGCCAAGTTCTGTTTTAACCGCGGCTAACTCTGTTAACGCATTGGCCGCGAGACTAACAGTCATCTATTACCCCATAAAGCAACCAATGCGCCCGCTGGTTACTTTTTCTTAGTGTTGATTTTTTTGCCAGCTTTGTTTTCTTTGCTTTTAGTAACCATATTATTCACAACACTTTTGTTTTTTTGAATCTCTGCTATCTCATCAATTGCTTTTTGTTCAATTTCTTTTTTAAGCATTTTTTCTGCTTTCATTTTTTCGTTGGCTTCCTCTTCTTTTTTTTGCCACTCATCTTCAGTAAGCAAATGACCTAGGCCGCTGCTTATGATCTGCTTTGCAGTGTCTGGTTTCAGGCCAGCGATATCGCCAGCCTGATAACCCATACAACGCTTATGGAGAACAACTTTAATCAAAAGGCCGTTATAGGCCATGCTTTTTTCAGGTTCCATAAATCACCTATGCAGCAGGTAGTTTTTGTGGGCCTGCAAGGATGGCGTTAGCATACCATACAGCGGTATCTGTTCCAGATGCGCTCATGTTTGGCGTAACATTAAATCTAATATATCTTGCACGCGCCTTGAGACTTAAAGCAATCTCTAAAGAGCCATGCAAATTAGACCCAGATCCGCTATCGGTCAACAATACAGTTGATGCTTGCAAAGCAACGGCTGTGTTCCATGTAGAATTATCGTCACTATCTTGATATTCTACAGCGAACGCGATTGTTTCACTTGCTGCCAAGGTTGCGATGCAGCCAAGAGAGAGTACACAAGACTGATAGCCCATACGATCAATGCTTTGGCCTGTAACTTTAACGTTATCCTCAGTTGCTGCAGCGGTTAAGACAACGGCAACACCTGCAGCAGTTGCTTGACCACAAGCCGGTGCTACTTTTACATGATTAGTTAAGTCTGTTTTTGGAAGTAAACTCATTATGCACCCCATTTTGCAGCTTCAATGACTGCAATTTCTTTGCCTCGATAAGAAGCGCCGAAATCAATACTTTCTTTAACTCGAACAGCGCTTTGATCTGTGCTAATACCACTAACCAAAGTACCGCTTGAGTTGCTAAAAGTAGCGTTTGGAAACATTTCAACCTGCATAGCATAATCTTCAGCCAGCATCATGTACTGGAACGCTGCAAGATAGATCTTTGTTTCGTTTGTTCCAGAGCCAGCATTGGTTACGATCTGCGAAGAAACTTTGAACGGATAGCCAAACAGCACACCGCGTTCAACGTCGTTTCTGAATACAGCGTTTCCGTTGCTGTCTAACACATTGCGGAAATAATGCTTTACTCTTGGAGCTATTAACCAGCCAACATTTCCGGTCATGTCAACGTTGTTGTCTTCTAATTTCAGAAGAGCTTTTGACATATCGACAGTTACATTTGCTAGGCTCACCGTTGCATTAGCATTAAACTTATTACTTGAATCTGCAAGATACAATAAGCCTTGTGGCTCATTGGAGCTGCCATCAGAAGTAATTAATGCCAAATCTTCGGCGCGAGCAATAACACGCACCAAATGATTCGCTAAAATACGCTCAGATCTCTCACCGCCCTTGATCAACATTTCATTAGACAAGGCACCAACACACACAAGTTTGTGCGGGTTGAATTGCAATTGACCAAAAGTAGGAGTACCTTCATTGACTGCTGCAGCTTCACCCACCCAGGTTGCGCTTGCACTTGTGTCAATATATGGAATTGGTACATCCATGTCAGCAGGACTAACACCAGAGGCACGTACTTGGGCTTTTGCGCCAAGTTCCTCGATTAACTCTCCAACAAACTCCGCTGGTAATAGTGCGCCGCCAGCCGACAACGACTCGGTAGCCATCGCTTTTTCCCAAACGTCAGCAACGTAATGATCTCCAGCATCCTGGGCCATATTGATTGCTTTATCAACATCTTTGCCACCAGCTCGATAAAGATACATTAAGCAGCGAGCCGCTCCGCATCCTTTTTGTGGCTTGGTTTTATCCAAATCCTTTTCAGATGTTTTCGGTTTGTTGTTTGTCGCTTTCTCGTCCAACTTTGCCAAGCGTTCCTCAATACGTTCAGCGATAACCTTCAGCTCGCCAGTTAGCGCGTCCTTGAGTAGTTTCACTTGGGCTTTTGAATTATCATTCATCATTAACCCCTTAGTCTAACGCGCCCGTAATGGAACGCAGTTTATTCTCGAACGCATCAAATAGATTTTTTGTGACATCTTTTACAACGTCATCAATTTCATCTTTTGATAGTTCTATGGTTTCTATTTTTTCTTGATCTTGTTTTTCGTTTTTCAACTCTTCGACAACTGTTTTTAGTTCAGATATTTCCTTAATTAAACCCTTAAGAGTTTCTTCCATTTCATCACTCTCCTGATTTATGTTTTCATTTTTACCAGAAAAAGTAAAAAGATTTTTAATTTGCTGAAATAAAGTTTCAGCATCTTTCTTGTTAATCTCTATTTTATCATCGCGTGCTATTTTTAAGCCTGCAGCGCATGGGTTGCTTTCGTTGTTTGTGAGCCAGTCAAATAGCTGTTTTGTATCAATACCGCTTTTGGTCGCATCAATTAACGCTTGCGGGTTTGCTGGCACGGGCACCGCGCTGATCTCTAATAACTCTTGCGAAACAAAATCAATTGCGCCCCCGCCGCGTGACTCGTTAAACTTCCACTCGTCTGGTCTAAATCCAACACTAACCGCCGACAAATAACCCTCTTTATACATTCTGCTAATTGTAGAACCAAAACCCATGCCTAGCGGATGATCCATGTCACCAGGAGTGAACTGCAGCTTGCCATATAACTTGCCGCCATCAATCCATGTTTTTAACACTTTGCCAATCGGCGGCAACTTGTGCTCGTGTGCCCACAACACAACCGGATTTTTTTTAAAATTCGATAGACTCCAGCCATCTATTGCTATTGTGTCACCTTCACGATCTGGCTTGTCTGTTGACATAACAACCGTTATAGATCCGCCATCATCTGGGCTTTTTATAAACTGGCAATCAATGTTTTTTATTACTAAATAAGATTCGGGCAAAGAGCCGCCCTTTGCCATTTCTTTAAACTGTTTATTTGTTAAAAGTTTGCGGCCTGCCATATTTACCTTTTTTCTGCAACTTGGGGCGCTTGTTGCAAATTGGCCGCTTTGTCGTTTTTTAAGCCCTCTTAAATCTTTTGTCAAGTATTATTTGACGTGTTAATATTACCACATCTTGGGCATCTAATCAACCATGGTTTTGATATTTTTCCGCTTACAAGTAACTTGTTGCAAACTTTTGTGAACTGCCCGTTCTTGCCTTTGATTGTGAGCGATCCTGAGCATCTAGGATTTGTGTCGCCCGCCATACTATCCCCGCAAATAAAAAGGCATCACTTCAAGAACAGCGTCTCGTTGCTTTCTAAAGCCTCGTTTTATTGCTTTCTGCAAAACATTCTCCCATGATGTCAGCTTGCGATCGTATGCTTTCCAGTAGGTTTCTTTGTCCAACGCCTTATCCTCTGATATCACTGCAACAATAGTACATCTGCAGTTTATGTCCATAGCAGGATCGCCAAACTCACCAGGGTACATTGCTGACATGCCACCAATCACAAAAGGATCGTTTAATTTTATTGGCTCCCTTAAGCCCAGATCCGCATGTTCATCTCTTGTGTTTTGATCAAGCGTCGCCACCCACTCTTTATGCTGCACAATGCCACTTGTACTGTAAGCGTGATAAGTTCCAAAGTTTGACGATCTGACGCCCTCCGTCCTTGCTATTCTGGCCGCTCTGTAATCTTCCATATCACCAAAATATGCTTTAACCCTCTCCATAAGCTCGACCTCACTTTCGCCTTGCTCCGCACCAATAGCCAGCGTTGCCAACAGCTCTTGCCTTGTTGTATCATTGATCCAGTTTATTCTGTTGCCTGCAAACTCTTGCATGTGTGCATATACTGCAGGGTGCTGCAGATTAAAACTTGTATCCATGCCAAGATCATCAGCATAAACACTATCACCATAGTTTTGTAGTTGTTCAGAGTGCGCCGGTACGACCTCTTGTGCTAATAGTTTAGCGTCAACAGCATTGACAATTGGGGCTAGATCCTCCGCACTCATTCCTTTTGACGTTTTCAGATCTTTTTTTTTAAGCCCTTTACTTTTTGGTACCTGTTCTGGCAACAACCCCGCCTGCACATAGTGAACGTTGTCAACATCACCGCGATCATTAAGACCCGCCCTCTTGCGCCACTCTCCCCTTGTTAATGCCCACGGTGCGCCCTTCATAATTTCGATTTGACGATCTTTGTCAGCATCAATCGGCGATTCAAATCCGACAATAAGTCTAGGATCGTAAAGCGGAGCCATCTTTGCTTGTAATTCGGCTCTAAAAAACTCAAGCCTTGGCATGATAACAGCCCTTTGAAATATATACATTGCAGCATCTATCGTTGCTCTGTTGCTGTTGTCAATTATGCCCATGATCTCAGGAGGTACACCAAACGTTTGATTTGTTATGTCTCTCTGATCTTTTCTAAGCAAACTTAATTCCATATCGCTAAACTTTTGTTGAAGTTCTTTTATTATTAACTTTCCAGGAGTCCAAAAAGTTTTGTGTGCTGCCCTGTATCCCCTGTGCTCTTGCTCAAACCTGCGTTTTGCATCTTCCAGCGCTGGCTTCGATGCGCCTTCAACGCTTATAATCATCTCCGGCTTTGCTCTATTCTGAAACCACGTTTTCAAAAACTTGCTGGCGTATTCGTCGGTTTCAATTTCATCGCCTAAACTTTGGCCGAGTCCTGTGCCTCTGCCACGCGGGTTGCTAAGATTAACATCTTTAAACCAGACAATATCATCTTTATGAATTTTCAAATTGCTTTGGCTACCTATGTTAGCTGTATAATATTCTGATTCATCCGTTGGTGTCGCTGTTATCCAGTGCGGAGGTATTACCCACAAGCCAACGGGTTTACCTATCTTGTTGCGATCTATGATCCAAAAAGCCTCGCCTGGAATATCTAAATATAGTTGCGTATATTTTCGCAGTAGCAACCCCGTCATTTCGTCGTTGGGATTATGCAACAAGTCAATCATCGGGTGATCTGTTATCTCTTGCGCTTCACCCTTTGCCGACAACTCTCGTATGATTGCAGACCTTTGTTGATAACCAGCCATCTGTAGAGTTATGTTTCTAACCGGCTTGCCGTTCTTTGTTGTCTTATACAACTTGATCGGCGTTGTTGCTACGGCGTTTGAAATCTGATTTGTCACGCGGCGTAATCCTGGTGATGATTGATAAGATCCTATTAGATACTTAGTACCTGCAGATCTGCTATTGCTGTAATAACTAGATGCCCAAACATCACCGCCGTTTTCGAAAAGTAGTCCCTTCTCACTCAACCAGCCCAACGCTCGATCTATTAATTTCATGTTGCACCTATATCAAAAAAAAGTCTTGCTTAATCTTGATTAACGGCTCTAGCGCATAGCGCAGCCCGTCCATAATATGATTGTGTTTATCTATAAGTATCGGTAGTATATCGCCTGACTTATCAACTTTCCAAGACCACAGCGACGCCTCATCAATCGCGTGCTTGCATCTTGGGTGAATAACTATTTTTTCATAACTTCGCAAATGAGCGACCCCGTCTTCAACGCTGCCCTTGCCTTTTTCGCACCCAACAAGCAAAGGAAACCCCTTGCTTTTAACATGGGAGATCGTATCAGGTCTAGAGCTATCTGCTCTTATTGTGTGTTTTTTTGATCCTGGTACAGATCCAAATAAAGACGGCACTTCATCCAACTCAACACCAACTCCGTAGGCCTCATGCTCCACATACAGAATATTTTTATATGCCCAACATTTCACAAGCGTTGTTGGATCTTTGGAATATCCCCAGTCGGCGCCAAAATATGGCCCGTCCCAATCAGGCTTAGGATCAAAATCGCCTATAACCCACTTATCATGTAATACCTGGGCATCAGTATATTTTAATGTTTCTCCGCCCCACACATGACGCGCCGCCGATGGATCGACCGAGTACATGTGATCTTTTTTGCGCAACAGATCTTGTGTGATAAACCTATTATCCGACCACAGTATTTTTTTTACAACCGCGCCCTTTGGCGGTTTGTTGATCACAAAAACACTGTACATGACATCTGTGTCTTTTTTTGGGTTAAAGCTAACCCAGATCTCAGATCCGCCCTTACGAATAGTTGGATCTAACACCTCCCAACTTTCCTTTGAAATTGTTTGGCCCTCTTCAACCCAAGCTATGTCGATCCCCTCAGTTGATTTAATACTAGAAATATTTCTTGATAGGCCAGCAAAGATAAACTCTGATCCATTTACCGCCTTGATTGTTGTTTCTTTTACGGAAAATATTCTGTTTAAATCAAATAAATCAATTTGACTTTTTAATAGATAATGAACCGAGTCTTTTATTGAATTTTGAAACTCCCTGGTACACAATATGCGCTTTTTTTGTTGTGCGGCCAAAACCAAAAGCGCCCTCGCCATGCTGTAGCTTTTGCCCCCGCCACGACCGCCATATAATACTTTATACGGGGCTGGTTCCAACAAAAATCCACATTTGCGATCTATCTGTATCCTTGCGCCATCAGTCTTCATTGCCGACTAGTTCAACTATAACATTTATTGGCAGCAACTCCCCGTCTGGGCCGGATAGTTCTATTTTGCTTTTTTCCATGTCTAAATATTTAGTAAGCAAAGCCAAGGCTTTTATTTTATCGTGCATTTTCACCTTAACCGTCCCGCCGTCTTTTGTTTCTGTTTGGCTTGCTTCTGATATGGCGCCAGTTATGTCTTCGCCTAAATCATTTGAGTTTTTCAAAATCACTCCGCTTGCACTAAACTCTAAGCAATTTGTAATATCCGAAAATGCAACTCTTTCTAACTCTTTCAATACTTTCGCGATCTTAATGTCTGTTTTCTCGATTTGTCTTTTAGCTTCGGCCTCTAATAGCTGTTTTATCTCAGCATTTTTCAACAGCCTATGACCTTGCGCGTACGCTGTTTTTGGAGAATATCCGGCGCGTTCAGCCGCGCGGGTGGCATTAAAGTCAAGTAGGTATTCCTTGGCGAACTTTTTATATTGCGCCAAAGATGGTTTTCTTTTTTTCTTTTTATTCATGCCTGTATCTTACAGGAATTTAACTTCTTTGGCAACAATCTCAAAAGCAAGCTTCTCTACTCCTGAATTGTCTTGCCACTTGCGCGATTGGATTTGTCCCTCAACAAAACACTTGTTGCCCTTTTTCAAATGCTCACAACAAATTTCTGCAAGTTTGCCGAAGCATACAACCTTGTGCCATTCAACGCTCTCTTTTTGTTCGCCTGTCTGCCTGTCAGTCCACTTTTCGCTTGTGGCTATTGACATGTTGCAAACAGATGATCCGTTGTTTGTTTGTTTAAGTTCTGGATCTTTGCCCAGATTCCCAACAATGATCGCTTTATTTACGCCTGCCATTTTTAGTCGCTTCCTGATCTTTAGTTAGTTCTGTTATTGTAACCAGCACAACGCCTTTTTTGCTTCCGTCATGCTTTCGTTCTATGCTGATATAGTCAATCTGCGAGTCATCGTCAAATACTATTTTGTTAAATACATCAATCAGGGGCTTTAAAATATTGTCTAGATCTCTCTTTCTTTTGTCAGGCTGATACGCTTTAACACAAAAAGACAACCTCGCTTTGCCAAAATAAAAACCGCTTTTTCCCATTATCTTGGTCTCTGATTCTAGCTTATAGTCTCTACCCCGCTTGCTCAAATACATGCCATGCTTAGACCTCAGCCAGTAACTATTCATGCTTGGTGGCCAGCTTAGCTCTATACTGTAACGATCGTTGCTGTTCATCACACAAGCCGCTTAATTTCTTCGACCGCCAAGTACAGAAGCATACTTTCGTTGTCAACATACGCATCTATGAGCCTTCTACATGCGGCCTTTAACTCTTTGGTTTTTCCTTGCTTGCTTTTTATTTTTGTCGGTAAACAGCCTGTTGCTTTCCAGACTATACACCGCTTGCCGCTAACTTTGCATATTCTTTCCTCAGCCTCTTCAATTGCTCCCATCTCTCTCAGCTCTGTTAATCTTGGCCTCAATTGCGGTATAGGGTGCTTACTGTTTATAACCCTTGCAAGCTCGCCGCTGGTGCATGGCCCATGCTTAACAATAGCCTCATATGCTGCTAGCCGTTTATTTGACAACAACCCGCTTTCTTTAATTTCGCGATACGCATCAATGCTTGTTTGTTTGGCCATGTTTTTCCCCCTCTTTTGTTTTTTCATAAAACTTCCACACCGCCCAAAAAGCATCAAACCTTCTTTTTGCAACATCTGGCGGCGCTGGTCTGTCTGGGTTAAGGTTTCTTTTGGTACTATCTTCTGCATACAGCTTTGCCAGTCTTGCGAATGGGTTGCTTGGATCAAGTCTAACGTCGGATCTGTATTCGCGTTGCTGCCTGCCTACCCTTGCTTGCTGTGCGTTGGTTTGTTTCCTTGTCAGCATTGCCTCATGTGCTATCTTTTGCGGCGCAGGAAACCACTGCCTGCTTACCTTGCAGGCTTCAATTGTCGCTTTTTTAATTTCTTCGTCTGAATATTTACTAAGCTGCTCTATGTATTCTTGCAGCTCTTTTTCTGACAATACTTTTCTGTAAGTACCAGCCGCTTGCATTAAGTATTTTTTTATCTCTTCTCTCTCAATCATCGTATCCCTCCGGTAATAGCCTTGTCGCAATCCCGCCATTGCTCTCAATTGCTTTTCTGTTTCGCTCAATTAACCGCATGTGAGAATAAGCGTCAATAAACGCTTGCCTTGCTCTTGTATCAAGAGCATGTCTGCTCATAGCGCATATAGTGCGCCACCCGCCAATTGCTCTTATTGCCGCCATTGTCTTATCGTCAAGATCTGGAGAGCCATAAGAACCAGTGCGGCCTATTTGATCCACAACACTAATCCACATATAGCCCGCTTGCGTTTTTAAATCCGTGTTGCCATCAATGCCCCTTAGTTCTCCAGGCTTCGGCATAAACTGATACTCGCTCATTGCCTTTTTGGCAGCAACCAGAAAATCCTGAAGGGATACATCTTGCAGTGCTACCCAATAGCCAGCAAGCATTGCCTCTGTTGACTCTTTGCCAAAAATAGCGCAAAGCATCTCCATTGCTTGCTCGAACTGTTCCTTGTCTGCTGGCTTCATTTTACTCATCCCCCCTTTGCTGTTGCTCAAATACCTCTAGCCGCTTTAAGAAATTTTGCCCCGCCCTTTTGCTTCGGCGTTCATTTTCGCTCATAACTGGCTGCTCTGGCGCCTCTGCTGTTTCTATGAAATTATTAACCTTGCTGCTATCTCTCATAATCAATTCAAGAGTATCATACTTTTTTCCTCTGTCATTCTCACCCTGGTGAAACGGTGACTTATGACAACCGTCAATTGCTTGCTTAAGCCCTGCTGCTGTATAGCCCTCTTTTAACCTCGCAGCTATAGCGCGCCATTCCTTGCTGTTGCTGTTCGGCTTAGGGTGTGCTCTTGGGTGGTATGTTCTGTAGTGATCAAAAACAGACAAAATCAAAGCGGCGCTAGCCGCGGTATTCTTTTCTTTTATATTCTCTTCTTTTCTCTTCTCTTTACTTCTATTCTCTTCTATTCTATTCAGCCGACAGTTGTCGGAGTTAGTCCTGACTAAGTCCGGAGCTAGTCCGGAGTTAGCGGGTATTTCACTTTCAGCCTCTCTCTCGTATCTCATACCAGACTGATTTTCCTTAAACTTTACAAACTCCAGAAAATCCTTGCCGTCAACCGAGTACAGAGAAACAACGCCAAGCTCGCTCGCTTTAGCCAAAACACTCCGGATTAGATCCGGAGTTACTCCGGACAACATCGGCGCCACTTGAGCCTTGAGCACAATTGGATTTGCTGTAATTCTGCCATCACGATCAAGGTGAGATATCATCCAAGTTATAACCAAAGCTGCCTCACACCCCAAGCTATTTGCTATCTCTGCAATTTCTGGATTGAGAGATATTTTCTTGTTGAGCATCCTACCGCGAGCCATAACGCCTCCTATCTTGTATGCTTTCTAATATTGAGTCCCTCATCCTATCGTCAAGAAGATCCAAATAATCGCAGAACAAAACGCCCTCTTTTTTACAAAAACTAATTTGAAAATCTCAAACCGCGTCCTTTTGGAAAACTGTTTCCTTTTAAACATATAAACCACCAAACCCGCTGGCGCTAATCGGCTGCAATGACTGTAGGTCACCAATTAGCACCAGCGAGAGCCTGTTATTTTTTGTAGTCAGTCATTGCAAGAACAACATTAGAGTAATTTATAGTTCAAGTCAACAAAAAAGCAGCGCGGCCACCGCGCTCGACATAAGCAATCGGGGAAAAAACATACCGCCCGTTTTTTTCAAGCGCATCCGACCAAGCGCCGATCAGATCGTGGCTTGTCATCACAACGAACCAGCCATTGCAACGGGGCGACCAGTGATCTACCATCGTGTTGATGTCTTGGGCTGATAAAGAGCTGTAACCTATGCAGCGATCCATGCACCCATCAAACCGCCTCCTAACAGACTCATTGTTTGCTGCGTGCGTCTTTTCCCCATAGGGAGGATCCGCCAAAATTGTATCGACCCGCTCAACATCAGCAAGCGCATCTTGCCATGCTCCTAGTCTGAGATCTATCATTTCCCACCATAAAAATCATTTGCAGTCACAAGACCGGACGTAATACGTCCGATCCTAATCATAACTTTTCGTGACGGTATACGCTCACCGTTGCAATACGCATACACACTACGACCAGATACTCTGAGCCGAGCTGCAAAATCAGCAACGCGGATATTATTTAACTTGATATATCTTTTCAACTTCATAAAAAGCACCTCTATCATTATATACATGTTTGTGCACGATCAGTGCAATAGTTTATTCTCAACAAAATTACTTTTATTTGTAAACCCCTGTTTTTATTACAAAATAAAAAGTAAATAAATGCACAGATTGTGCAAAAAATAGTTGACATTAAGCACGTAATAGACGATACTAATAATAGACAGACAAACAGGAGGCAAATGATGACAAGAAAAATCAAAACAATTAATGAGGCCAAAAAAATTATCGAACGCGACGGTTATGTAATACACGCGGATAGTGATTGTCCGTCTGTGATTGCCAAGTGTTGTCATGGGCATGAGTATCTAGCTATGACAAGCGGACAGCCAAAGATTAATAATCCACGCTATGTTGACGATAGCGCTTGGTATAGCTGCCCTAAGTGCTTTGGTGAATAATTGCTCTATCGTAGCAGTTAGTCAATGCTAGCTGCTACCAATAGCGCAATTAAGCGTCAAAACAGGAGGCAAAAATGCTTAACGAAAAACAAAAAGAGATCCGCTCTCAAGGCGTTGGCGGATCTGAAATCTCAGCTTGCTTGTGGTCTGAAGAAGAGCAAGCCTTTGTGAGCGTCAACCCACACAAGCACCCACTTAATGTCTATGCGGAAAAAATCGGCAAGGCTCAGCCGATTGAGACAAACGAGCACATGATGCGCGGTCAGTACCTTGGCCCAGCGCTTTGGGACTGGTATCAAGCGAAAACAAATCATGCTTGCTCGCACTACGGTAAGCATGAACAAACGCTTGTCGACGATAGTTGCAAGCGATTGATTGCAACGCCTGACGCTCGCATATATTACAGCGGCAAAAAAACATCTAAACCAAATGCAGCAGGCGAAGCCAAGTGTCCGCACTGGCGATCACTGGATCGTTGGGGCGAGCCTGGAACTGATGAAGTGCCTGATGAAGTTGTAATCCAAGTACACGCAGAGATGGCGGTGCTTGGTGTTGATAAGGCACACGTTATTGTGCCTGTAGAGGGCTCACTAGAAACTTACAACATCAATCGAAATGAAGAGCTTATCAATCACCTGCGCGAATCAGCCGAGCGCTTTTGGAATTACGTTGAGAAACAAGAGCCGCCACCAGTATCAATAAACTCAATTGGCGAAGATAGCTGGCGCGTGCTTTGGCCAACTAACGAACTTAATATGATCGATATGACAAGCGAGCATGAGTTGCTCGTCAAACAATATCTCGAAGCAAGCGAAATTCTAAAAAAAGAAGAGTTTAAACTTGCAGAGCAGGCAAAGAAGCAAGCCGCCGCCGCCCTTAAGGTGCTGATACAGTCACACGATGGGATAAGATCCGACAATTACAAGGTCACGTTTGAGAACAACAAGCCGCAAACACTTATTGACTATGCATCGCTTATTGAATCTTTAAGCGTACCACAAGAATTAATTGCGCAATACACGCTTGAAAAGCCAGGAGCGAGAGTGCTAAGAATAACCAAATCAAAAAAATAACAGGAGGCAAAAAATGTCTAAAGAGAATCAACTACAGAAGTATGATAGTATGCGCCCAACAACACTGGGCGAAGCAATTGAGTTCGGGAAGCTGATAGCATCAAGCTCATTCGTGCCACAGCAGTATAAAGGCAAGCATGGTGATGTTGTTGTCGCCATGCAAATGGGTAGCGAGCTTGGACTTGCACCGATGCAGAGCTTGCAAAACATTGCTGTGATCAATGGTAGACCGAGTGTTTGGGGTGATGCGTTGCTAGCAATAGTCAGCAATCATCCCGACTGTGAAGATATCATTGAAACTAATATTCAAGGCCAGTCGGCAACTTGCGAAGTCAAACGCAAGGGGCGTACTCCGGTTAAAAGAACTTTTACCGTAGATGATGCAAAGCGGGCTGGCTTATGGGGAAAATCAGGCCCATGGAAAACTTACCCCGACCGCATGTTGCAGATGCGTGCAAGGGGATTTGCTTTACGGGATGCTTTTCCTGATGCTTTGCGCGGGTTGATAACAGCAGAAGAGGCGCAAGATATACCAGCCGACAAGACACAAAAAAGCGTGCAGGTTGTTGAAGCGAGATTTGAAGAAGCTGAACCAGCCCCAAAAAGAATACTACACAAAATAAAAAAGAATGGTAAAAGCAAGCTACAGGACGTACTTGCAGCAATAGAATCCGCTAAAGATAAAACAGACCTTGATTCAACTGTTGCTAAATGCAAAGAATTAAAAGGCCCAGACCTTATCGCTGCAAGAGAAGCGTTTGCGGCGCGGTCAAAAGACTTTGATCAAGTGAAGCAAGAACCAGAGCAACAAGATTTGATTGAGCCACCGCCACTAACGGATGATCAAATCTGTGATCTACTAGACGGCGAAATCATAGAACAGGACGTTAAAAGGTTGCAGCGCTAGGACGCCTCCTGTGCGCTGCTTAAGCCGCGTCACTCGTATTGTTTCTCCTGGGTTACTGACTAATTTTGGTTGCGGGTGGCGCGGTGGTTTTTAAAAGGAAATTAAAGAAATGACATCACGCATAGGCCAAGCTATTACAATTCTTACAGGGTGCGGCAAGCGTCTCGGTTGTTGGACATCATTGCCAGCAACACTTGGAATCGCGCTTATGAATTGTCGTGCAATAGAACCTAGTAGCTCATTACCCACTGTAAGAGGGTTAGAGAAAGTGGCTATACGCTTTCTGCAACATGGGCGCGTGATGTCAGATTAAAGGGGATTATCATGATACCTTACAGCGAAAATTTTGAAATAAACGAGCTTGTTAACGAGACAAGCGAGTTGATAAAAACAGTACGTTTCTTAAATGACCGCGTAGGGCATCTTGAGGATTTGTGTCGGTTGCAGAACAAAGTCTTAAGACAAATAAATCTTATCAGGCAGACGCCTAATGACGTTGAGAAGATACGGCTCGCGGGCAATGCTTTTGAGAAGTTGGGGCTATAGACAATGAAACAAAAAATAAAAAAATTAACAAAAGAACAAGAAAAACAATTATTATATTTTAAACAACAATGGTTCGATATCGGATGCTCCACAGAATCAGCCGATCGAAAAACAGCAGAGAATGTTATAGAAAAAATGTATTCTATCATTGGTGAACAACCACCAAAATTTATTTGGGCAGATTCACCGGCAACAGCATGTTTGCTGGTGAGTCTTTTGAAGAATAAGTCTCTTTTGGAGGATTCTCTGCAAGATTCGTTGTGGGATTCGTTGTGGGATTCGTTGTGGGATCCGTTGTGGGATCCGTTGCGGGATTCGTTGGGAGATTCGTTGCGGGCTTCGTTGGGGGCTTCGTTGGGGGATTCGTTGCAAGATTCGTTGCAAGATTCGTTGCGGGATTCGTTGGTGGATTCGTTGCGGGCTTCGTTGTGGGCTTCGTTGCAGGCTTCGTTGCAAGATTCGTTGCAAGATTCGTTGGGGGCTTCGTTGTGGGCTTCGTTGCGGGCTTCGTTGTGGGCTTCGTTGCGGGATTCGTTGGGGGTTTCGTTGCGGGCTTCGTTGGGGGAGAAAAATATTTTCACCCCAACGTGGCTATGGGGTCAACAAGATGCGTACTGGATTGCGTTTTATTTATTTGTCGAACAGGTTTTAAAAATTAAATACGATTCAGAAAAATCTCAACAATTGAAGCTATGGTCTGATCTAGCTAAGTCATGTGGATGGTGGTACCCCTATAAAGGGGTGTGTATCATCTGTGAACGACCAGAAATTGTTAAATGGGAACATAGAGAAAATATGCCATCACGCTTGCATTGTTCCAATGGCCCAGCATTACGTTTTCGTGATGGGTGGGAAGTACATTGTTGGAAGGGTTTAAGATTAAATAAGAGAGTTGTTGAACAACCAGAAACAATTACTGTTGAAGAAATCGACAAAGAACAAAATCTTGAGGTTAAAAGAGCAAAACTTGAAATCTACGGTTTTGAGAACTATATAAAAAATAGTGGAGCAAAAGAAATCAACAGAGATGATTACGGGGTATTGTATCACCGAGATGGATTCTATAACAATGAACCATTAGCTCTAGTAAGAGTCATCAATTCAACACCAGAACACGATGGTACCAAAAAAGAATATTTTATACCAGTAACACCACAGGCAAAAACAGCACACGAAGCTGTTGCATCAACATTTGGCTTAACCGCCGATCAATATCGGCCATTAGCAGAAACATAGGAGATTGAAATGTATAGACAAGGGGATGTATTAATAATTAAAGCCAGTGAAATACCCAAAGGGGCCAAAAAAGAAAAGCCACAAAACGGTAGATTGGTATTAGCAGAGGGAGAAGCAACAGGACATGCTCACGCAATAAGTGCCAAACATGCTATGATGTACATGCTTGGAACCGAGCATTAAGAGAGGCAGAAATTGAACACGAAGAGCACGCTACGATAAGGTTACCAGCCGGAGACTATCACGTTATACGCCAGCAAGAATATACTCCAGAGGGGTTAAGATATGTTGCAGATTAGGGGTTGTGATGCGAATTAAAATCTACAGATGTAAATGCGGTAGGCGCGGTGTTATCGGCCCGCTGTTCGAACCGTCGCTCGGTATTCGCGAAGATGGATGGCTTGTTAGATGCTCTAGCTATCAATACCAGTCAGGCCCATGTTGGTCTGGACCAGTAAGAAAAACCAAACGCGGAGCGATTCAGGCATGGAATAGTCTTATGAAGCCGGTGCAGATTAAGAGGGTGAAGCGATGAAAGAAAAAACATCAGTGATGGACAAATTTTCGATTGTGTTCATTGTTGCATGGGTTTTGTTATTCGTAAGCGTGCTTGTGTATAAGTTTTGGTTTGTTGAGTCTAAGGTTAACGACCCAAAACCAGAGCAAACCAAAACCTTTAATGCTTGCTTTGGTGAGTTCTGTGTTGATTTATACGAGTCTGGTTGGCAGGTGAAGAACTTGACGAGTGGTGAAGTAACAAAGATGGAGTGTGAGCGATGATTAGTCAAAAAGCTATAAATATGGTTGTTAATAGCATAACTGATGAGCTTGGTTATCGTGTTAACGATACAGAGCGAGAAGATTCGGTTAACGCCGTCAAACAAATTGTATCTGATACACTTATTAGATGGACCAAACAACTCCAGCACGAAAACGAACAACTACGCATTATGCTAACAGAACAAACAGAGAGAGCAGAACATGCAGAGTATGTGCTAGATGTAACAACAGAAAAAGGCCAACTTTGCTATGAAGCCCTGCTTAATAATCAAGCCGACAACACAGCATACAAGCCAGAAGACTGGCAGAAGATACAAGAAGCCATCAAGGCTTGGGAGGATTTACAAAAATGACTAAACTAAAACCAGAGCCAATTTGGGTTGATAATTATCCGATGTGTGACCTTGATTGTCATTATCATAGTCCCGACACAGAAGATATTTACAACTGTAGATACGACAAAGAACCAATTCAGTGTTATGATTTATGTGCCCCCGCAATCCGCGAATTAGTTGAAGCAGTAGAAGACGCGCAAACAGGCTTTGAGTTCATAGTAGCGTTTGTCCATACCAGAACAAATAAAGCAATAATAGAATATTGCGAAGCAAAACTCGATCGTCTCAAAAACGCACTACAAAAAAAGGAAGGCAATGATTAACCCCCTCTTCATAGCCGCCCTGATATTCTACGGCGGCCAAGGCTTGGTAATTTGCAGCTACCCGTTCGATGCTAGTGAGTATTGTAGTGTCGGTATGTTTGACGAGCAAGGGGTTTATCACGAGCCTACAGCAAAATGTGATAAAATGAAACTTTGCCAAGATGGGCTTGGCAATTTGTTTTTTATGGAGGAGGAGTAATGCAGAATAAAATCTTATTATTATTATTACTTGCAGCGTGTGAGCGTGATTATAGAGGTAAACAATGACCAACAACCCCTGCAAACGCTGTGGCTACTTTGACGCTACAGCAGAAGAGCTTGACAAGTTGCGCGAGCGGCAATTCAATCCGATTCGCATCAAGTCAAGGCCGTGTCAGTGTGGCAAGCAAGAGCATAGTGACCAAGAGCTAAGAGCCAATGCTGATACAATTTGTAGATTAAAAATCGGAAACAAAAAAGACAAACGTTATGAAACTGAGGTGATGCGATGGGTACCGCATTATCGTGACGACACAAAAGACAATGAACCAAAGTAAATCCCAATACCGACACCTAAAGCAGTTGCTACAGCAAGCGCACCGATTAGCTGCCAGCGCTGTAAACTGTTCTGAGACTGCGATTCGATTCTTAACTTTTCTTCATCACAACCCGCTTGCATAGTCTCAATCACGCCATTACATTCTACAGCCAGCACTCGCTTTTGTTCATCAAGCGCGGTCTGGCAAAGCCTAGGCCGTTGTTCAAGATACATCAATCTTTGTGCAATAAACAAGTCAAGCTCTTGTGGCACTAGCACATCACCCTCTTGTATTACTACTTGCTGACCGTTCTCAGAAATTGTAACTTGACCACCGCCAAGCTTGACAGGCAACGGCAAACCGCTCGGTATTGGCGGCACTGAAGGCGCTTCGCCTACTTCAGCCGCGCTTGCCGTTGAAGATATCAGTAAGACTAAGATCGCCACCAGTAGCCTTGATTGCATGTTCTTCCGCCTTCTTTATCACTTCGTTTGCCAACCTAAGAGCGTCTTTGTTGTGCTCTTTGGCAACTTCGACAACTTTCTTTTTGTGTTGCTTGGCTAACTCGCCAGCGCCATTAGTCACGCCTAGAGTCTTCTTGCTGTAGATAATCCAAACGAGCAACCCAATTATTACCGCGCCCAGAATTATATATGAGATTAAGTAGGCCGTCATTCTGGTTTAGTTGATTCTGCTTCAATGGCTTTTGCTTTTGCTTTGCCAATGCCGCGAGGTATCGCGT